GGGTCAACTTCCTGCTATTGTGCTTAAACAGGAATATATGGAAAACGCTGCGGATTTGCAGCTAGGGTTTGCACGGCGTTTGTGTGGCCGTGTTGGTGAAACCCCTCCGAAGAGGGGTTTCAAGTGAAAAGCCTTAAAAAACAAAGACTTAAGCTGCTCCAGTACTTCCGTAAATCCCGAGCGGATCGCTGACTCCCCAGCTGTAACGCTCGCGGGCCTTGTACCGAACATTGCCGGTGTCAAAGTCTCCTTCCATCGAAGTTGTCAGCTTGGCCCGGTTGAAGTGCTTCATGCCGTTAGGGACATCAGTCTTCAAGAACCATGCGTCTGCATCAGTCAGGTAGTGGTTGATGGTATACCCTTGTGAGATAGAACCATTGTTACGCAGTGCATTGATATCGTTGTCAGCGGTTCCAACACGTTGCTCCGTCTCTAACAGGCGGGTCGCAACAAACTGCAGGGCGGGCGGGATGATCAGCTTCAACGGACGAGCTGCGATCAGCAATCCACGATCATCAGTCCATGCTGCGATGTTAATCACGGCATCTTCCAAAGATGTTTCATTCAGATCGGCTGCAACGCCTGGGATGTTGCTGTTGGTGCCGCCGTTAACCAGCGTGTGGTCAGAATCGAACAGATACTGTCCATCACCGGCAAGGTAAGTGTCAAACCCTGTGTTCAACAGAGCTGCTGCCTTGACCTGCTTGGTATACGCCATAGCGCGAGACAATGACTTGGTGTAACGCGCCGACAGGGATGCGTAGAGGTTATCCTCCATTGCTTCTTCTGTGATTGCGAAACCCATAGCGACTGTTTCATGGACGTAGCGAGCAGTGTAAGACTCCTGTGCGGTATCATATGTGATAGCAGAGCCCTCGTTTTTAACAGGGGCAGCACCGAAGCCAGACAGCTTCACTTCCTCTTCAAAGGAACGCTCAGAAGATTCAGTGTCATAAATCTCCTTATGTTCCTCNCCATACTTCTTGTACTCCAAACCGAACAACGCGTTCAATCCCGGCAGGAGTTCCTTCAACATTTGTGCTCTTGAAATAGCCATTAGTTAATCTCCTATATGCCGAGTGGTGCGACGTAAGCGTGCGAACCTGGAAGGTACGTCACGATAATGTCGGTAAAAGCGTCGCCTGCCGCGCTTGTAGGGCCGTCAACAAACTCAACGATCCGTAGTGGCAGGGTGTTTGTGGTTGCCACTGAAGACGCATCCAGTGCGTTCTTACTGCGGCCAATTGCTGTAGCGCCAGCGGTCATAATATGGGAAATGTTATTACCCAATGCTGAGGCTGCAACTGTTCCATCGGCCTGCATTAAGAACAGCAGGTACGGGTCGTCAGCAACATATGCCACCGCGTCGGTTGCTGCATTAGCTGCAGGCCATTGCGAGGACGTAGTAAACTGACCGGTTGTTGGATCAGTGTAGGCACAGCCCATGAAAACACCCACTATGCCCGCTTGAACAGCGGTCGTAAATGAGGATTTTGCAACGGTGCCTGTGGAAACTAAATGGACAAAATCGCCAGTAAAAATTGCAGTACCATAAGTAGTTGCAATTGGAATGTGGCGCATCTTACCCGAGAACGAACCGCTGGAACTCAAAGTTCCGACAGGTGTCGCCCCATTAGGGGTAGCTGTAGTAGCCATAATTTATCTCTCCAAAAAAGAGTGAATTGTGATTGAGGGCTACTACCCGAAGGAGTTAGCCCTTACGAAAAGAGGTGCGCGATTTGCTTTCGTTATGCTTAGGCATTCGCGGGTCCTGTTCATTCATAAAGCCCTGATCGACTGATTGAAGTTGTCGCTGATTGAGTTCGGCATAGTGTTTCTTGCGTGCATCAACCCTCTCGGTCGGCATCTTGCATAACAGCAAGCCGCCCACCTCAACACCATCAGGCCATCTTGAGTCCAGATCAGACATGATATCCAGTTCAGGATAATCACTTGCTACAATCGGCTCCCAGCCTTCTCTAAAACGCTTTGAGACATTTTTAACGTCAGCGTGGTCGAGGGATGAAACTCGTATGTAGCGGTGCTTCCAACCTGCTTCAGGGTCCGGCATCGGTAGTGTTGATGCAGGTACCCATGAATCGGATGGTCTGGAATCGGCTTTGCGTGAGTCCTGCTCACGGGGTTTGCGGTCTTGTTTATCAAGACTTAGGGTTCCTTCTAAGCGCTCTTCAGTCACGGTTTGTCTCCTTTAAGAGTTGATGTGCGTACTGTTTTTCTGATATTCCGAGCGCCTTTGCGAGAGAACGTTCGGAGGGTTTTAACCTCACTGTGCGCTGTGTTGCTCCGCCTCTTGTTGAGGGAGCGACCACAGCGTGTGGCTTTGAGACGGTGGAGGCGGGCTGCCCTTGCCCTTGTTCCGACTCAAAAAATTCTGGAAACCTTTTGCGCATCGTGGCATCCAGTTTCTGGTAATACTGATCTGAATCAGGCGCTATGCCTTCATCTCTGATCATGGTTTCATGGGTGGCATAAGCTATCGCCGTCATATCCCGGTGTTCGTTCTTGCCAAACCACGTGTTCTTAGACGCCCAGGTCTGGGACTCGGGCGTCGGGGCTACCGGTTGCTGTGGCTGCTGCTGCGGCGCCTGTTGCTGCTGCGGCGGTGCCTGTTGCTGCTGCGGCGGTGCCTGTTGTTGGCGTTGCTGCTGCCATTGCTGCTGCTGCTGCTGCTGCTGCGCCGCTACGCGCTGTTGATAGTCCCGGTCATACTCTTCGGCTGCGTGGTTTTCGTACTTGGCGTTGATGATATCTTCCTGCGCTGCGAGTATAGCGTCAGTATCGCCGCTTTCGTAGGCCGCCTTGTACTTCGCACGTGCCTGATCCATCCCCGAGGTGGCCCTGGTTTTGATCTCATTGACCAAACGGGCTTCGCCGGAGCTGATAATCTGCGCCTGCTGCTGGCTCTGTGCGTGCAGTTGTCGGGCGACCCGGAAAGCCTCGTTGCGCTCGGCTTCAACCGATTGGCGCTGTCGGGCTTCCTCGTTCTTTTCCCACGTCAGCTTATCAAAACGTTTCTGAACCTTGGCGCTGTAAGTTTCGATATCATCATCGGATGCGCCCTTATCATCAGCCTTGGCGGCTGGTTTATCAGGCGTGGCTGTCGGCTCATCTTCGCTATCATCTTCACCTGCCTCGATAACAATATCATCCGGGCTATCGTCCTCTTCAGGCACTTCAGCCTCGGGATTCATGTCATCAATGGAGGTGGTTATGCCAAAGAACTTATCTTCTCTGGTCGCGCTGGCATCTGCTGCCTGGTCTGTTTCAGTAGTCATTTTGTGCAAATCCTCTTGGATATGTTAAGTCTAATGTCAACCCTTACGGATCCCGCGAGGGTCGGTCACAACGGCATCTACACTTTCATCATTGATCAAGCGGAATTCAGTGTCGTGGATAATCAATCTTGTCCCTGAATATGCTCTCATAATAATAAAATCACCCACTTTGCAGTAGGGTCCGTTAGGAAAACGATTCTTATCGGTATAGGCATCAGGCCCCATGGAATGCACAAAACCTGTGACTGAGCCGACCTCTTCTGATTTCTTGGTGGCCTCGGCTTTGATAATGCCACCTTCAGTGCGTTCTTCTGCCACAGGCAGCATAATTAGCAGCTTATACCCACAAGGTACGGGTAGCTGTGATGCCCTGTCTTCAACAGGTATTTCCTCAACTTTAGGCTCAGGAACTGGCTTCTTCTTACGTCTGTCAGCAAACGTCGGCGTACCGGCCATTTGTTATACTCCTTTTGCTACGGGTAAACGCCCGTATTCGCTTGCACCGCTTATGCGGCGTGTTTAGTCATCGTCCTGACGGTGTAGCATCTCATCAACATCCAGCAGGTCGCGTTCAGCGAGCGCCAGGCCATGGATAACCCCCACAGCGTAGCGGTAGTCTGCAAAATCTGTGCAGGCGCCCTCAGTTAGTTGATCAGACGTGTCATTCATTTTTTCGCGGAGCTTGGCTGCCAGCAGTTCAAGGGTCGAATCTTTAACCGTTATTGCCATTTCCGCCTCCGCGCATCATGTTCATTGCCGCCTGAAGCCCCATGCGGTAGCCTTCCAACTCTTCTTTGGAGGCCCTGTCTTTGTTCTTTTGCTCGTCAGTCATCTGGTCGCTGGCAACATCAATCAGCATTTCCGCGCCTTTTAACTGGCTGTTGCGGTCAAGCTCCTCACGTTTGAGCTGGTTCCTTTCCATCTCAGTGTTGATGTCGGCCATGATCTTGGCCAGCTTGGTTTTTTCGTCTGAAGCAATCTTGGCCTGCTTAGCCTCCGCATCGGACTGAACTTTCTGGCCTTTAATCTCAAGCTCTTTCTGCGCCATCTGCACAATCGGATCTTCCTGCTGTTTGGCGTTCTCTTCAGCCTGCTGCTGTTTGGCCGCCTTACCGGTTAATTGTGCCGCGGCGGGTGCAATCATCCTCGATAGTCTGAGTTCAATATCGTCCGGCAGCGGCTCATCAGGGTGCGGCAGCTTAACGCCCATCTCCTGTTCAATCTGCTGGCGGTAGGCAAAGCCCAAATGTTCAGATATATGCGCTGCGCCAGCAGCCATAATGGCCTGCGCGTTCGGGTGCTGCGCCATCAATTCTTTTATTCTCGGCAGTTCCGCTGCGGCCATGTGGGCCTGAATGTGCGCATCGTGGTCCTGCTGCATGAAGGCCTTAACCGGCTCACCCTTGATCATCATCTGAGTTTCGGTGATCGGGTCATGCAATTTGATATCGTCCTCATCAGGGACAATCTCATCAGCGTTCTCAATCCCCAGCACAGTGATCATATTGCGGTGCATTTTCGCAAGATCATAAAGCTGGGGCGCTGAGGCAGACAGCTGTAGCACTGCCTGGTATGTCATAATTCGTTGCGCCATGGTGCCGGCGTTAGGGTCGGACACCGGTATGATGTCTACCCGGTCATCAAAATCCTCAGACGCAATAGGCGAACCTTCCAGCTCGTATGGGTACTTCTCGGGGCCAAAGTCTTTAATAATGCCTGCTAATATAACCAGCTCTTCCCCCATGGCCGCGTGGATTCTGGCCTGCACGGCGCTCAGAACTTTCATTTCACGTTCCAGAATCGCCAGTGTGGTGCCTACCGGCGCCTCACCACTCATGTCAGAAGCCTTCATATCGGCGGCTGAAGCGAACCTGCGACCCTCAGCTACCAGATCACCCAGTAGCTGGTACAAAACCCCTGAAGGCTCTTTGTACGGCAGAAAAGCGATGTTAGCCGCGATCGTGCCGCCGGGGACATCTACATCCCTGAACTCGCCGGGCTTAATAGGAGTGTCATCGCCTTTAATCCGCAAGCCCCTGGTTTTCAGGCCGCCGGGTAAATTTGCCAAAGTCCCAGAATCTATCAATTGTCTTAATAGTGAGGTGGCGGACTTTGAAAGTCCTCCGATCATATGTACTAGACCAAACCCATAGAAACCAAGACCCGGCAAATATTGGTAGTGGACGAAGTGATCGCGTTTTAGTTTTTGCTCATCATCTTCAAGCCAGTTACGGTAGATGCTCAGCACCTGACCGGAAGACTTATCGATCGTAACGATGTAAGGCTGGGCTATGCGGGTAAGTTCACCGTCTTGCTCATCCTCAAAACCAGCCAGATCAATCTCAACATTCATTTCCAGCAGCTGATAATCCGAATCATGGGACGGATCCGCTGAAGTACCCGTCAGTTCAGCTTTCTTTTTCTCAATGTCTGACTCATCGCTGTAAGGCGCGTCCAGGTCAATGTCGCGGTAGAAGCCGGACACCTGCATTTTTCGCACCACATTGGCAGTCTTGCGCATGATGTGTGTAGCACGCGGGCAAGTCGATAAGTCCGAGGCACCGTAATTAACGCAGAAATCTTCTGCCGGCACAAACATGGATACGGCCCTGCCTAAACTCGGATCAAAATATACTTTCCTGAAAGCTGAGCCTGCGATCGGTAGCGAGAACAGCAGCTTCTCAGTCTCGTTCCGATACTCTTTCATCTTCTTGGTGGACAGGTAATTCATGTAACCAACAACACGATTAGATTGTTTGGTCTTCTCTGGCGTGACAGTACCCACCACAGTGCCCTTAACGGGGCCTTTGGCAGGGAATATCTCCTGAATAGTCTGCGCCTGGAACCTGACAACTGAATCTGTCAGTAGCGGGTGGAACACGCCACAAGCGCCGTCCCACGGCTCAGTGCGGTCTTCAAACTTAAGCCCGAGGAGGTTAAGACCTTCCAGATAAACTTTCTTCCAACCATCCCGGCTACGCTCGTCAGCCTCATAGTCGGCTGTTAAATCAAGCGCCAGCGAGGTCAGATCGCCTTCTTTAATATACTCAGCCAGGTTGTCATTAAACTTAGGGGTGTCGAGTAGCTCGTCCTCATTGAATGTGATCTCTACGCCACCATCATCGGTCTCAACCATTGAGGTGTCAAAATCAAACTCGTCGTCTGTTAGCTGCTGGTCGTCCGTCATATCTGGCTCAAGCATACTCAAAGCTATGCCTTGAACCGCCCGCCAGCGGTAGCAGCGCCCATACCTCTGCAGTTCATGTGGGTTTTACCGCCTTTGGCCATCTTGGTCTTACCGCCGCACTTATAGGCTTTGCCCTTAGACGCTACTGGGGCGGGACTCTTAGATTTCTTTAGCTTGTCCATGGTACATCCTCAATATGGTGAATAAGATTGCCGATAAACCGGGTCGTCTTCGTAATCTGTGGCAATAGGCAAAAAGCCGCCTTGCCTGAATCTTAGTAGCGCCTGGGTAGAGGAATCAACGTAGTCATCGTGCTCGCCCACCGGGAAGGAAGCAAATTCTTCCACTACCTCGTCTGCCCAGCGCGCATCGGGGCACCAGACAATGCCTGAAGCAAACAGGTCAGATACCGCGTTTACCCTGACAACTTTATCATTACCGCGGGTGGGGGTAAACTCGGATACCGGAATGCCCATCGCTCTTAATTCCTGAATCAGGGGCCCGCCAGAGGCTTTCTTTTCAATAATAAACGCATCTGGAGACCGTTCTTCATACATCTCCAGCGCTTTTTGTTTGAGCCTGGGGAACTCCATGCGTTCACGGTAGGCGTCCAACAATATGATATTCTTGTGGAACTCGCCGGTGTCTTCATCCAGCAAATCAAACACACCCCAGGTTGTGCAGGCCGAGTAGTCGGCAGTCTGCTTCTTCTCAAAGGCGGTGTCCCACGACTGGATCACATACTCGCATTCGGGTGGCTCAGATCGCTCCCAGCGTTTCCACCACTCACGTTTGACCAGCGCGCCT